GCTCAAGGCAGTTCGTGTACGTTTCGCACACCTCTCAATTGATGAGATCCACACTGATCTGACGGGAATTGGTTTCAACTCAGAAGAGATCTACAACGCGATCAAGGCAGTCGAGCTGCTGCCCGATCTGGAAGATGAATCGTGATGGGAGAGTTACACCAAATCAGCGACTATCAAAACGTGTGGAAAGAGATCTACACACACGAGGAAGAGACGGGCCTCGGCGAGCTTCACGTTTACGTCGACAACAAGACAGGTGAGCTCGAAATCTTCCAGATGTCAGCTGCGGGCGGGGGCGCGCGGACGTGCCTCCCACGAGAGCAAGCGTTGGAGCTGCTCGCTGCGCTCAAGGCTTCTCTCGAAAAGAAGTGATAGGTAAATCGCGTCATGGCTCACAAGCGTAAGAGGTCCAAGCTGAAAAAGCCCAGGAACATGGTGGCGCTTGGGCTGATCCTCGCTCGCAAGGGTGGGACCATGAAGGATCGCCGCGAGGGGCGCAAGGGTGAGGCGGAACGAGAGGAACTCGAGAGCGAGCTCGACCGGGCGAATGAGTGCAAGGAAGCGTTCGATGTCTGATGACTTGCTCACTACTGACACGCTAGACGATGAGATCGATGAAGATCCAGCGCAAGACGCGCCTGCTTTGGGCGCTGGGCTGGCCGATCGCGAGACCCGTCGACGGGCGAAGAAGCTCATCGAGAGATGGCGAGGGCGTGGGACATCCGTCGCCCGAGCGTACGCCTACGAACTCGAGAAAGCGTTGGAGTGAATCTCATGTTCCATCTGAGGTAAGATGGACACATGAAAAAGCTCACGAACGCAGAGGTGGTGACCATCCTCCGAAAGGCACGACGTCTCCTGAACAAGGGTTGGACCCAAAAATCGCTCGCTCGTGACAAGTGGGGGCACGATGTAAATGACGTCATGTCGAAGTCAGCATGCAAGTTTTGTCTGACGGGAGCGGTATTGCGAGCGACGCCATTGAACAATCGTGATGGCAATTTCACTTACAATTCAACATACCATCAGATCATCACGATGATGAACCGTACCTTGAGCTTCTCAAGAATCGCCGCGGACAACCCGCTATTTACCGTGATCTATTTCAATGACAAACAGCCTCGTTCGGCGCGAGGCAAGCAGAACGTCATTCGTTTCGTCGACGGTCTCATTAAGACGTTGTCAAGGTAGATCTGATGGCGTCAGGAAAAGTCAGGCCCCAAGAGACAAAAGCTGGCGACGACCTCAGCGAGGTGGCCATGGCTGAGATCAAGGCCGAGGTTCAGAAGAGCGAGCAGCGACTGATCTTTTCTGGCGTCGTCCTGATTTTAGCAGCCGTGTGCTTCATCGTCAGAACGTGTGCGACCCACCCAGCACCTCCTCCACGAGAGGACGATTCAGTGCTTTGCGTGAAAGCGGGTGGTCGCTGGCACGTCGCGACGAGGGACAAGGACGGACATGACATCGATGCTTTCTGCTCCAGGGATTGAATGCAACGTTCACCTGAAACCTGTTAGGATCCGATCATGAGTAAGTCTGTCATCGACATTCTCGAAGAGCTCGAAGCCACGCCTGGCAAGAACGCCAAACGCGACATCCTGGAGCTCAACAAGAGCAACGAGCTGTTGAAACAGACGTTCGTCGCCGCACAGGACCCGTACACAGTCTATTACGTCAGCAAGTTCAAGATGCCTAAGGCAGCTTCCTCCGCCGCCGCAGTCTCTGATGACGGGCTTTTGAAGCTGTTCATTGACGTGATCACCAACCGTCTAGCGACGCGAGAGGTGACGGGTAACGCTGCGAAAGAGCTCATTGAGACGTTCATGAGCGGGGCGGCGCTTCTCCAACAGAAGTGGTGCCAGCGCATCCTGTTGAAAAACCTTCGTTGTGGCGTTCAGACGACAGTGAACGACGTCTGGCCTGGGCTCATCAAGAGCTTTGACGTCGCCTTGGCTGACACGTTGAAGAGCGAGTTCGTCAAGGGCGAGGGCATCAAGATCCTCGAACCGGTGACGTATCCTGTCAGGGTCGAACCGAAACTCGATGGGTTGAGGTGCATCGCCGTCAAACGAGCGGGAAAGGTCACTCTCTTCACCCGTAACGGCACTGAGCTCGATTCGATGCCGAGGATCAAGGCCGCGCTCGAGAACGCGCCTTACGACAACATCGTCTTGGATGGCGAAGGCATGGCAGCTGACTGGAACGAGAGCGCAAGCGTCATGATGTCGAAGACCCGGAAGGACGACATCAACCTGCGTTACAACGTCTTCGATGCGATGACGTTGGAAGCCTGGGAGTCCCAGGATCTCGAAAAGACTGGTCTCTACTTCGATCGGATCATCTTGGCCCAGGGCGTCATCACCAGGTGCAAGAGCGAGCTCATCCGCCAGGTGCCACACATCATGGCGAAAGATGAGACTGAGCTCAAGGCTTACTTCTCCAAGTGCATGGACGATGGGTACGAGGGCGTCATGTTGAAGACGCTCACCACGCCCTACAAGTTCAAGCGCTCCAGCAACATCCTGAAACTGAAACCTTGCGTCACCTACGAAGGTGTCATCGTCGGACACTACGAGGGTCGCCGCGGCACCAAGCGTGAAGGACTCTTCGGTGGGTTCGAGGTGGTGTTGCCCAACGGCGTCATCACCCGTGTGGGAGGTGGTTTCAACGATGCCCTTAAAGCTGACGTCCAGCTTCGAGGCGCTGACACCTTCCTCGGGAAGATCGTGGAGCTCGAGGCCCAACCCGATCCCATGACCAAGGACGGTCTGACCGTCGATGGTAAGGCAAGGTTCCCTGTTTTTTGTCGCTTTCGTGACGAAGGCGACGTAGATCTCAGGGTCATCGCCGCGGGCGTGGCGTATTTCGAAAGCAACGAACCGACATGAAGATCTTCAAGTTCAAAAGGTTCATCTGTGCGACACAGGTCGCTGACGACATCGTCTTTGACATCACCCAAAAGTCAGGCACGAAATACTCGTTTCCGTTAGCGTTTGGGTGGATGACAGAAGAATCACCGCCCGGCTCGCCTTACGTGAAGCCCTTCACCGCCTTCACGTGTTTTCTCGGACCGCTGTCCGTAGCAATCGGTTACATCAAACCCTGAGGTGTACTCCGCCTTAGACAAGGGTACTGTTTAAACACAACCTATGAAGAGTCACGTAGCTGCGTGGGTCATTTTCTCGTCGCTCGTGTCGGTAGCATGTCAGTCGCCGACAGATCACGTTCGCGTGGGTGTCACCACGATCGAACCTTCACCGAAACCGTCATGGAACCCGGACGAAACGGGTGACATAGCTCGAGAGCTCGAGCGCTTGTCCCAGCTAGTCCAAGAGGGCATGGAACGAGAGTCACCGTGTCCGAAAAACTCTGTCCTCGTTGAAGGCGATTACTGTCCCAGGGTGAGCCAGACGTGCCTGCAGTGGGTTACCATCAGAGGCGAGGCGTTGCCCGAAGCGAAGCCCATCGACGGTGAGAGCGGTCGCTGTGGCACGTTCAAGTTTCCGACCGTGTGTCTCGAAAAGAAGGTCCACGTTCGTTTCTGCATCGACAAGTACGAGCTACCGAACGTCGAGGGTCGACCTCCTAACTCATGGATGAGCTTTTATGACGTCCGTGACGAGTGCATCTCGCGAGGGGAGAGGCTTTGCGAGAAGTCAGAATGGACATTCGCCTGTGAGGGACCCGACATGCACCCGTTGCCATACGGCGACGGATACCATCGTAACAGCAACGATTGCAACATCGACAAGCGCCTGCCTGACGAGATCAAGAACGCTGCATCCATCTCTGACCCCCTCTCAAAAGAGGGCGTGCTGCTCGACTCTCTCAGGGTCCCCGCAGGTTCGATGCCGAGGTGCGTCAGCCCGTTCGGCGTCTTTGACATGGTCGGAAACATTGATGAGTTCGTTCACTACTCACAAGGCCACGTCGGAACGGGAGACCCGAGCGACAGGGGTCCTTACACCAGCGAGCTGGTGGGCGGTCACTACTTCGGTGTTCGGAACGCGTGTCGTCCGATGACAGCACACGACGAGCACTTTCACTGGTACGAAACGGGCGGCAGGTGCTGCTCAAATCCCAAGCGTTGAAAGCAAACGTCATGAAAGCATTCGGTCTGTTCTTGCTCAATGTCCTATCGGACGGCGCGAAATCGTTCGGAGGAGGACTCGTGTTGTCCCGTCTCTGGGCGTGGTTCGTCACACCCGTGTTCACCAGCCTGCCTCGGCTCAGCACCGGAACGGCGATCGGCTTGATGCTCGTCATCGAGTTTCTCCTGTCGGGGGTGTCAATGTTGGCCTCGCTGGACATCACTGAGGACACTGACTGGGAAGAGGTCTTTGTGAAAGCCATCGTGCGTGACGTTCTGTTCATCGTCCTGGTCTACCCGCTCACTTTTGCCGGAGCTTTCGCCTGGCACCAGCTCATCTGACGGCATACGTATCCAGATGACAGACACGACGACTTGGAGGGATTTCATGTTGTAGGGCCTTGAAAGGTGCCCACATCATGCAAACAATTCTTCCCGCAGTTCAACACTCTTGCAAAGACGGACGACGCATTATCTGTCCCCAAAACAGAAACGGATCGTATCGTCATTCTCTTGCTGACGAAAAGCGTATCGCGAACCGTCGTTACCGTCGCGCGCTCAATCGCGTAACTCGCAAGTTCAACACCGATCCTGAGCTATTCGACAGCGAAGTTTTCAATGCACCATCGTATTCGTCGTGGGACGTGTGTTAGGGTGCAAAACCTCACCAGCGTGTGATAGGTTTACAAAAACCAGCAACGGTAGCTCGTTTCTGGTACCACGAGGAAACATGTCGACACCCTTTCGAAAAGTGTTATTTGGGCTCGGCGTTAAGCGGCCCGATAGCACGATTCAGCCTTTGGCGCAGATCGCACCGAAGCTTTCTGGGACCTACGTCTCTAATCAGGGGCGTCAACATCTCTTGGATGACGACCATGACGAGCTGACGCCCATCCGGACGGTTTGCAAGGCTTGCAAGGGTCACATCTTTTCCAAGAAGACTGACGACGGAAAATCGTATTCGCAGATACGGTGCATCTGGTGCACCGAAGGCGCGATGACCGGCGAGCAGCTCAACGCTTATTTCAAGCAACTTCAAATCGAAGAGCTCTGTAGGAAATACGTTGCAAGTAAATGAAGAGAGAACCGGAGGGATTCGAAAACACAACCTCCGAAAATCAAAGCCAGAGGCAGTCAGGCGGTTGGCGAACTGGTTGCACGTTCGTGACATCGACAGCATGAGCGATCGGCAACTGTGTAAGTTTCTACACTGGCTATTCACAAGACGGGAGAGACCATGGATCTGATCGTGACCCGAGCGAAAAACTATCTCGTCATGGTGAAAGGCGCACCGGGCGCGTTCGTCTCAAACAGGGACGGCATGATCGCGATGGTCTCATCGATCCTTTATCTCCTCATCGAAGGCTTCCACGTCCGGGATTTTTACGCGAAACACTTGGGCCTTAAGGGTTGCGAGTATAGGTCACTTAACGATCCCATGACCGCAGAGTGGGTCAATTCACTCATCGACGATGCGCTCTCACGGCTGCCACCGTCATGATCAAGCAAAAGGACCTTGTCCCAGGAAGGGTCATCACGAGCGTCGACAAGAAGTGGTCGTCGGAAGGCGTGCCGATCCTCATCGTCAAAGCGTGGTTGATTGTCGGCTTTCAAGAAAGCGTCAAGCGTCGTCACTCGAAAGCGCAAGCGCCCCGAGAGGGATGGCACGTGTTGCTCCTTAGGTTCGGCGGAAAAGATCGGGTCTTAGAAGACGTGATCATCTCACCTAGCACGTTCGGAAACTGGAAACGCTTGTTCTGAAAGTGCAAGCTACGATACCCAAAGGGTAGGCTATTAGCATGGATACGAAGTACGCATCGTTGTTACCGTTCGTCCTAGTGTTGTGTCACTTTGCGTTCGACTGGGTCTACCAGTCTCACAGCGAGGCGCTGCAGAAGGCTCGTAACCCGGTCATCAGGTTCTGGCACTGCCTCAAGTACGCTGTCCCGTTCGTTCCCGTCTTGTGGCTGTTCGGTCTCGAGCTCTTTTCACTACGTATGGTCTCTTCGTTCTTGATCTTGTTCGTCTCACACTTTTTCATCGACACGTACGTGCCGGTGATGCTGTGGGCCAAGTACCTGCGAAAAGCGCCACAGTTCGATCTCGTGATCAAGGATCAACCTCACGTGTCAGGCTGGCGTGACAAGGAAATCGAGACGGTCTATAAATCAGACGTTGAAGCTTTCAAAGCTTTCGCATCGACACCCTTGGGATTGATCCTGATGATCACGATGGACCAGTTCCTTCACATCGCGTGCCTGTTACCCGTCGCTGTCCTGACGATGAAGTGAGCCCATGACAACGTCGCTTTACTACGAATCACACGTCACCTTCGAACCTGTCTTCGACGAGCGCCTGGAGCTGCTCAGGCGACTCTGCGACGTCAACGAGTTTCGGGTCGCCGAGCTGCTGATGCAGAAACGACCGGACGACACGCCTGAGCGCAGCAAGTACGACACGTTTTGCTCGGGACGTGACGAAGACGCCACGAAACTGACGACGAGGATGCTGTCGTTGGTCGCTTCTGCCCAAGGCATGGGATTCAAGGTGTGGCGTTACAAGATCGAAAACGTCATTCTCGATTCTAAGATCGATGATACGTTGCTTCGCCTGAAGTAGAGTCTTCTATGACATGGCAACCGGGTCCCAAGGACAAAGCCCTTCTAGACGAGATGCGTGGGTATTCCATCATGGAACCCCGCCCGTTCGTCATCGATCTTGAGAGATCAGAGGGGTCGTACCTCGTCACCACTGACGGCCAACGCCTCTTTGACTGGGCGAGCTACTACGGATCAAAGCTGATCGGGCACAACCATCCGAGGTTGTACGAACCTGAGTACCTGAAACGGCTGTCACGCGCCGCGAACAACAAGGTCTCAAACCCTGACTTCGTGACGACTGAACTCGTCGAGTACTACAGACTGTTACGACGCCTGACGCCCAGGTGCATGGAAGGCCCAGACGTAGAGGTCTTCACGGTCAACTCAGGTGCCGAGGCCTGCGAACAGGCGCTGAAGTACATGGTGAAGCTTTACCATGAGCGAGCGTCCGCTGCAGGAACGAGCGTGCCCAGGTATAGCCCAACGCCAGGATTCATCTACTTTGAGAAGGGCTTTCACGGGCGCAGCGTCTACACGCTTAACGTCACTGACATGCCTCACAACACGACGGCGACAAAGCACTTTCACGGGCTGACGTCTCCGAACGTCATGGTTCCTTATCCTGCTGAGTACACCCACCAGGAAGTGGGACGTTGTCTCAAGGCCGTCGAGGACGCGCTGAGGCTAAACGGTTTTCGCATCGCTGGGATCATTGTCGAACCGATGCAAGGAGCAGGCGGCCACAGAACGGCGCCCGACATCTTCTTCAAAGGGCTCAGCGAGCTAGCACACTACTACGGCGTCAGCCTGTGCTTCGATGAGGTCCAGACCGCGGGAGGAGCCTGTGGCACGACGTTCCTGATCGACCAGTATGACCTACAACACCCGCCGGACGTCGTCGTCGCAGCGAAGAAGTTTGCCTGTGGCGTCGTCTGGATGCGGAAGCCCCTGACAGAAAAGGGCATCCTAGACAGCACCTGGTCGGGGACGTTGGCCGACATGGTCAGGTTCGTCCAAGAGTGGAAGATCGTTGAGGACGAGGGCCTGATCAGGGCCGCGATCGCAAAAGGTGACAGCCTCGCCCAGGGACTCGAAGGGATCGGTGAGCGTTTTCCTCACCTGATGAAGGTCGTCCCGGGCGTCGGACTCTACCAGGGCTTCACGCTGTTACCTCCCGTCAGGCTACAAGAGTTTCTCTCACGAGCGCTCGACAGGAACCTGCTCTTGTTCGGAGCAGGCACCGACAGCATCCGGATGCGGCCCAACCTCAGCGTCACCCATGCTGAGGTTAACGACTTACTTGCACTGTTGGACGACATTTTCTCCAGCTATTGATTGTACCCAGAGTGTAATCACTCAGGATAAAGGCTCGGGACCCAAGGTAGGTTACCCCATCCTGGGCCTGAAAGTGACACGTGGGTCAATCTGTGGGCCGTAAAACAGGGCACGAGGCACTGTAAGGAAAACCCCGGCACCTGGTTAGGCTCTGTTGAAAGTCACTTTCAGTAGCAGGTAGTGTAACTCATGGACGAGTGTGATATACTGGATCTATCCGGTGGCAACAAGCACCGGAGCGCAGAGTTCGCTCCCTTTCAGGGAGGGTATGAGGATGGGACGGTCCCAGGTAAGCGCCCGCCGTCAACGGGAGATCTACTGAGACATGCCAAATCACGCGTGTTGAAACCTCGGGTGACTCTGAGGGCCCGTAAGTTGGGGTTTGGTGACAGAAATCCCCAAACATCGGGAAGATTCACGCGCCAGCGTTAGAGCCTGCTGATCACAGGTGGCGAAGCGCCGGGTCGTCGGAGAGTAGCCGACCCCTCCCTGAAAGGGAACGAACGAAGCACATGCTTGGTAAGCCTCGGAGAGGTGATTTGCCGGGAGACGTCCCGGAGAGTCGAAGTGGAGTTCGCAACTCCAGCCCGGCGCCACGGACTTAAAGGGCGTCAGCTCGAGAGACGCCTGGGTGTTTCGTCTAGCGGATAGGACGCAGCTGGTTCACGGCTGAACACGGGTTCGACCCCCGTAACACCACTGGGTGCAAATCGCACCCGAACCTGTTAGGATCTGATCAATGGCAAACGCAACGTGTCGGTGCGGCCACGACGGGACGGGTCCTCACCCGTGTCACGGCCAAGGTGGTCGGTGTCAGATGCCAGCGACCCAACGATTTTACGGACCCAAGACGGTCGGACTCGCTGGAAACCAACTGAAGTTCAACGTGCAGATGACCTGGTCGTGTGATGACTGCTGGCGTGCCTTCGAGGCGATACGCTCGAAGCAGTGAAACTTCACCACAGAATTTGGTAGGATTGATCATGAAACACAAGCGCTACAACCCCGAGCGCCGTGCCTGGCGCGGTCGTTCCCACAAGAAAGGCGGGCGTCGCGTTCGCGAGCTTCGCTACTCTCAACTGGAGAATTTGCCATGAAAGCATATGGCGTCGATCGTCGCGACCGCGGCTGCTGTCCCGGTCACGACAAGTTTCCCTGCGACACCTACCGCAACCGTCGCAGTAAAAAAGCACGTGCCCTCACCAACCGCATCGCTCACAAGCGTGCCCGTGCCCGCAGCGCTGAAGATCTTCGCGCTTGCGCTGAAAGCCTCTGACATGACGCACAGGATCATCGCCGTTGACAGTCCCTACGAGCCTGAAGAAGAAGCGCACATGATCTGCAACGCTCTTCGTGAGCGTTACCCTGATTTTTCACAGGGTCTCTCTGTCAGAGAAGACGAGGAGGAGAGAAGCGACATGGCCACGGTTTGGTTCGTTGAGTTCGATGGTGAACTCAACGGTCTAGACTTGCGGATCATCAAGGAATACGCAGAGGGTTTCTGCGATGGGATCCTAGCTCTTCGTGGTTGATCAAAAGAAAAAGCACTTTTTCGGCGATTGCCGCGGTTTTTACTGGCGAGCGCAGTCTGTCGAGGAGCGCACTCCTTACCTAGTCAAGGACGTCAGCGAGATCACCTGTGGCCAATGCAAAGGTCGTATCCTAGATGTCATCCGATCACGTGACTGGAAACGCCTCGGAGACGATGAGGTCAAAGTCCTCACAAGCGCAGCGAGCGTCATCAAATGAAAAAATCATGGCGAGAAGTCTTTCGTGAAAACGTAGAAAAAGCGCGTCTTGTCGAGCTCGAAAGGGTTCGTATTCGATCTCAATCTGATCAACCGCGATTTCTTGTTAGCTGTGGTTGCAGCGGGTGCAAGTCAACACCAAACGTGGTAGGGTAGGATCATGTTTCGACAGTGCGAATCGTCATTCAACATCGAGCGTCATCTCATCCCGTTCCTGCAAGACTGCGCGTTCTTCGCGGAACTGTCTCGACAGCTCACGAAGATCCCGACCCGCGACATGCCAACCGCGGCCGTGGCGTACGATCCCGGATCTGACCAGATCACGTTGTATTTCAATCCGGACTTTTTCGAGAGCCTCTCTAACTGGGAGATCCGAGGCGTCCTGACGCACGAGTTTTATCACCTGGTCTTCGGTCACCTCTCGGCTCGCCGAAAGAAACCCGGCAAGCTGTGGAACATCGGCACTGACTTGGCGATCAACAGCATCATCGTCAAGAACGCAGGCAAGCCACGAGACGCAGGCGAGGACGCCAGAGACGCGCGTCCGCTTCCGAAGTGTGCCCTGATCCCAGGTCGTTTTCCGGTGAAGCCCGACGGGCGTGAGCTCACCAAGGAAGAGAAAGAAGCGGGCACGTTGGCTGCTCTCATCGCTAGCTTTCCGGAGATGCAAGCTTCTGAATGGTACTTCTCCAAGATCATGGAGCTCGCGCAAAAGCAGAAAAAGAAAGGCAACAAGGGCAAAGGTGCCAAGGGAGAGGGTGATCCTAGCGAGAGCAGCGACGAACCCTTCGACGGTGAGGACTGGCTCGACTCGCTCGACGATCACGATCCCTGGGATGACGTCTCAGACGAGCAACGTGAGTACGTCTCGGGCAAGGCAAAGGCGATCGTCGAAAAGGCTGTTCGCCACGCAGACCAGCTCTCTACGGGTTGGGGTAGCATCCCAGCTGAGTTGCGTGACGAGATCCGAAAGTCAGTATCAACGATTATCAACTGGCGTGCGGTGTTGCGACAGTTCCTTGGCACGTTGGTTCGAGGAAACCGGACGTCGAGCATCAAGCGCATCAACCGACGCTACCCGTACGTTCACCCGGGCATCAAGCACAGTTACGTAGCGAAGCTACTGGTTGCTCGTGATGAGAGCGGCAGCGTCTCCAACGAGATGTTGGAGCTGTTCTTTGGTGAGCTCAATTCTCTGACCAAGAAAGTTGAGATCGATTTCTTGCCTTTCGATTGTCATTGTAGCGACAAGGACATCGTTCGTTGGCGAAAGGGTCAAGTTCCGGACAAGGCGACCAAGCGTACCAAAGCAGGCGGCACGGACTTCAACGCTCCGACCCAGGTCTTTAACGATCCCAAGAATCGAGGACGTTGGGACGGGATGCTGATCCTAACCGACGGCATGGCACCTCCTCCAGTTGGGATGCGCGGCAAGCGTGGGTGGGTCCTAGCGCAGGGTTGCACCCTCGCGTTTCCCTCGAACGAGCTACAGATCTTCGTGACCAAAGAGAAGCCCATGTCGGGTGCCTGGCGCTGAGAGCGATGCTTCCCATCTTCCTAGTGTTTTTGTTTGTCGTCCTTGTCTTGAGGGCGTCCAGCCTCGTCAAAACGATCGTCCTTAGCATAGCCTTACCAGCGATAGGGCTAGCCCTGGGCGGGTTCTTTTGGGCATTCGCTGGGATGATGGGCCTGGCATCAGTGAGCCTGGTGTCGTTTTTCAGTTACGTGTTTGGGGCGACGTTAGTCGTAACGATCATTTACGTTAAGGCATGAGAATGTCCAGAGGGCTATGAACCAAAATCACAAAACACAGTTGTTAGCAGCGAAATTCCACGCATGGACATCCGTCGGATGGGGACTGATAGTCGTGTTCTTGGTGTTGGGTGCCATGTCGGGACGAGCTCAAGTGGCTGCAGGTGGTGCGGTCATCATGACTGTCATGTGGACCTTGATCAAGATCGGACGAGAGGCTCTCGATGCTGTCATCGTGCTCAGGGCGATCAGGCTTCTGGAATCAGAGCCTGAAGAATCAAAAGACGAAGATTCTTGAAGTAATACCTACACCACGAAGGTGTAGGATTGATCGTGCAACACGATGACTCGCTGGCTGACAGCCTCGAACGATTGCGTCTAGTAACGTCTAGGTTGAAAATCTCGCGATTGAAGTTACCACCGCCAGGTGGGTTGTTTCGCGTCAGGACGATGACGTTCTTGTCGCCTGTCGTCCCAATCGTGGCGACGACGGGTCGCATGCTCAAGTCAAAAGCGTACTGGCCAGGTTCGCTTTTGTTTCTCGTGTGCGTCAACATCGATCCTCCCAAGCACTCCATGGGAGATCTGACCGATCCGGTCGAGCTGTGTTTCATGGATGCGAACGGTATCCTAGTGACGCCTGGGATCAGGGCCTGTGCCGACGTCATGCTCCCTTACGAGGCGCTGTGAGGCTATCAGCAGGCGACATAGTGAAACTGAACAGTTTCATGTCAGGCGACGTCGCCCTCTACGACTCGCCTTTCGAATTGGAGATACCAGACGGCCACGCTGTCGCTACGTTGATGAAAAACGACACTGCAATCGTCGTGTCATTGTCAAACTTTGACGGCAGGTGCGTGTACGTCGTCGGCCCAAACGGAGCGGGTTGGACGTTTGGTGCGCTTCTGGAGAAGGTCAGATGAAGCGAAACGCAGCCAGTAGGCCCGGATCGCTAACGTGTGCCTTCAAGGGTGGTCCCGTCGGGATGCACTCGGTGATGCCTTCTGGTGAGCGGTTACGCAATGTTTACATCGCTGACAACTCGATCGAGGACCACGATGGTTTCGTGATGATCATCGCGAGTCAAGGAACGTGGAGGCTCGTGCTGACGACCACCCGTAAGCTGGGCTGGGTCGATGCCCATGACCTGGGTGTCGGTAGCGTCCCTGGAACTGTGTATCACATCGACTGGTCGAAGTAAGATCAGATCATGCAAGGCAGCCCTCCCATACGAAAAGGCGAACGTGTCATCGTTTCTGGATGGAACGACATTGACACCAGGGTCGCTAACGTCGAGTACGTTCACGGCGAGGCGAGGTGGAAGATCACGCTTCACTGGGGCGAGATGGGCGTCAGCTACGTGTACGACACTGACGAAGGCAAGCGCTGGCGCAGGTACTCGAACGTGAACTAAGGCTAGGAATAGCTCCCGGCTAGGAACCCACAATTGTGGTTGGGATCAGGTCGTTCTGTCTTGCTGTAAGAGTACGAGCTGGATCCGATCTTTAAGTTGATGACGCTCGGGATCTTGAAGTTGTTTAACAGCTCGTCACCAGTCGAGTTGACGTTCAGTTGGTACATGTGTCCTCCTGGCGTGACATTGGATCCGATCGCATAGGAACCAGTTAGTCCCCAAATCTCTGCTGCTGTTGGCTGGCGTCCTGCGTTGACGAACTCTCCAGCGAGTCACGAAAATCATCAATGAATTTAGCGTGAATTGTTTTTGAAAAACGAACGTTTTCTGTGTACAGAAAACAGCCAGCCAGATACAGTATCATTGTTAGCAATTGACGGCCCCATCGTCTAGCGGCTAGGACGCTACCCTCTCAAGGTAAAAACACGGGTCCGAATCCCGTTGGGGTCACCAAACAAGTCACGTCACGATAAGTGCAAGAGAACAGTCATGGAAACGATGTCAACACAGACGGTAGTCGGAAGCGAAAGCTGCTCAAGCTTCGTACGCCTGACCCATCGTACGACGTCGCTCCCGGGGCTGTTGCCATTTATCAGGCCGCTCCCCGAACAGGGTTGAACGCGGCGAGTCGGGAAGAAACACCCGGCATAAAACAGAGACGGTGAAGACGCTTCGGGGCGTCGCCTAGTGGCTATGGCGCTTGTTTTGGGTACAAGCAATCGGGAGTTCGAGTCTCCCCGTCCCGACCAATCAATGACGATTCATCGTCATTTGATCCTTGACAATCTACGTTCCTATGGCCCGTTGTTGAAGTGGTATCATAACTCTTTTACACGGAGTGATCGGGGGTTCGATTCCCTCACGGGCTACCAGTGTGTAAGTCAGCGGCAGACGTCCTGGCCTGGAACCAGGGAGACGGGGGTTCGAGTCCCTCCACACTGACTGTGACAATGAGGTTCACGTTACCCGTATAGGGAAGAAGTAGCAGGTTCGACTCCTGCGATCAACTGGCGGCTTCAAGAACGTGTCACGGTGCGACACCGTGATGTTGTAATGGGTCACAGAGGTTGGCGTTTCGTGAGGCTACCTATATGAGCTTCACGAGTGGGTTCGAATCCCACGTGATCCACAAGTGTTGTGTATGCGGGTAGGCCGGACGTTCCGGACCTCATCTCTAGGAGAGGAAAAAGCGAGTTAGACTCTCGTTACCTGCACGATTCTTTGTTTTCTATGGTGGCTATAGTGTAATGGTTTCGCACATCTGGCTGTGACCCAGGTAGCGCAGGGTTCGATTCCCGCTAGTCACCCACGTGATACTTTATTGAACTAACGTTGTAGAATTTCAAATTCTCATGCAACGTAAGAAACCAATCGCTGATGAATGTGCAACATGTGGGCGCACTATATCATTACAAAATATGGTGAAGCATAAACGAGCTTGTGAAATCAAGCAAGCAAGAAAATTGTTGCCTCGAATACGAAAAGGACATCCAAAAGGCACACCTGCTTGGAATTCAGGACTGTCTAAACAAACTGATGAACGAGTTGCAAAGAACAGTGTCTCTGTTGCGCTTGTAATGCGAGCAAAAGTTGCATCAGGAACGTACGTTCCGCGTCAAATTACAGAAGAAGAAAAAGCAAATTTGTCATCACGAATGTCAAGTCATAACCCCGGCGGAAAATGTCGTTGGTATGATGTTGGAACTGAAAAAGTTCAAGGTCGTTGGGAACGTGATCTTGCACTAAAGATGAATGAGTTACAGATTGCGTGGACAAAACGTAATCAAGATCGTATCTCGTACACAGATGACACAGGAAAAGTTCGAAATTACACACCTGACTTTTTTCTATCAGAGTTGAATCTCTTTTTAGAGATCAAGGGGTTTTGGTGGGGCGATGATCGAACCAAAATGAAACAGATCGCATCACAGCATCCTCAAGTCGTGATTGTCATAGTTGAACGTGCATTATTTCAAAACTTGCTTAGCGTAACTTCAAAGCAAGAATTTTTCGAATCCATTCATGGCGTAGTTGGTAGCGCGTCGGCTTGAAGTACCGAAGGGACAAGTTCGATTCTTGTTGAATGGGCTAAATCAGGGTGTAAGTCAGCGGCAGACAGCTCGCCTCGGACGCGAGAAGCCGTGGGTTCGAGTCCCACCATCCTGACTGCGTGGTTGCGTGTACGGCAGCACGACCCCGTCTAGTTGCAGGCACGTTCGACTCGTGCGATAAGGCGGTCCCTGCATGCAAGGGGTGGAGAGGTTCGATTCCTCAACCACGCAAGCTTTTACGCCTCCGTAGTCTAACGGATAAAACGTCGGGCTTCGAACCCGAATACTGTAGGTTCAAATCCTACCGGGGGCGCGATATCATCTCTCTGTAGCACAACTGGACAGTGCACCTGCCTACGAAGCAGAAGGTTGCGGGTTCGACTCCCGCTGGAGAGGCAGTGAACTTTGACGACCCGCTGTCTTAGTATGTCTTCCCAGTGACAAGACCGTCACTGAAAGGAAACACATGAGAAATTTTCTAATCACGTTGCTGGCGTTGGTCATCACTGCATGTTCTGCCGCTCCCGCTCCCACCTCCGTCGAAGAGAAAGAAGTGAGCGTCGCTACCCAAGAGGCCCAAACGATTCCCAACTGGTGCTACGAGTATCCCGTGTCAGACGGGCTCAACACCTGGGGGAACTGGGGGTTGTGGTACATCACTTACACCGGCATCACCAAGATAGGATCCGTAGGTAGCTCCAAGAGCCCACCTGGCAATTTCCAGATGTCGTTCGCATGGACGGAGCCGGTGGGATACTTCATGGCGCTAGATCGTTACATTTCGATGACAGCAGAGACTACCGACACCTTCAGCAAGTGTGGAGGTAGAGCTCCACAGCAAAACTTCAACAGCAAGGCTAAGTTCTGCGCCGCTAGCGTCTTCGCTAGGACGCCCCAGGGCGCACACGTATCATTCCAGATGCTTGAGCCTGACACGTATCTCATCCTGAGTCAGATTGAGACAGACCTCCCGGTATCGAGCACGTGGACCCGGGTCTCGATCCCTCTCGCCTATAACTGCAGGACAGACGTGGTGATGCGCATGGCGCTGGTTCGCTCGTCGACATCAGCATCAGTGCAGTTCGACGACTTCACCGTGCTCTGGTACTACTGAGCAGGTCCAGGACCCATAGATCGTGGAACGGGGCGCACGCCCCGTTTCTTTTGTCGAGGTGCGCGAATGGCTAACGGCCTGTCTGCAAAACAGGTGAATGTGGGTTCGACCCCCACCCTCGACTCCTATCAAGTAACCAACAATACCTGTGAAACCCACAGTGGCGGAAGTGGCAGACGCGGCTCCTTGAAACGGAGCTGTCCGAAAGGGCGTGCGGGTTCGAGACCCGGTAGGTGAACGATATGCTGACATGGTGTCAATGGTAACACCCCTCTTTGGTATGGAGGAGATACGGGTTCGATTCCCGTTGTCAGCTCTGACGAGTAAACCTCGAGGCAAGTGTAGCGGTTGCACTGGGTCCTGAAACGACCTAAGGCGCGGTTCGATTCCGCGGCGCAGTTGAAAGTCGTCATGCTGGCGTGGCTAGAATGGGATGCACCTCTTTCGTAATGAGGTCTATGCAGGTTCGAATCCTGTCGTCAGCTCTAGATAAGTAACCAAATCGAACTATGGCGGAATCAGGCATACGCGTCCGGACAAAAACGGAGTGCTGCAGCGTGTTATGATGGCAGCGTGTGGGTTCGAGTCCCACTAGTTGCAGGTGAAAGTCTCATGCTGACGTAGCTCAGTTAGTAGAGCAGGGCCCTTGTAAAGCCCAGGTCGTCGGTGCAAATCCGACCGTCAGCTCAGTGTAATACACATGTTTCTAGAATAGTGTTGCTAAAGAAGGTCCAATGAAAAACAAGCTCAAACTCGTCGTCGCCGCTGTGGCAGTCCTCGTCGGCATGGTGGTGTACAAACAGGTCTTCGACAAGCACACTGAAAAAAAAGAGAAGGAACGCCGTCGCGAGCGCCTAGATCGTGACGACGACCTCGACAGCAACTGAAAGAACTTCGCTTCCTTACCTTACTTCGGGACGGCGACCCGAATCGTGGCAAGCCACGACAGCCAGTCCAGGCTGAAGAGCTGCGGTTAGCCAAAGCAGCAGGACAACGGCCCTCTCGACCAGTGGCTAAGTCACCTGGCTTTCACCCAGGAGAAGCGGGATCGAAACCCGTGGGGGTCACCATCACCTGCATGTAATACAGTCCAAGAAGGACAGCATGCTAACGTCATTTTTTGCTCTCTTGTTTCTGTTAGTCGCAGGTCACGCTGTCTGCGACTTTTCTCTTCAAAACGAGGCAATCGCCTTGGAGAAGAACAGGCATAGCACTTCAGCCTTACAAAGGCACGTCCCGTGGTTCTACTGGCTCTCAGCACACGCCTTGACACACGGCTTGGCGGTCGCCTTGACGACCAGTTCGGTCGTGTTGGGCGTGCTAGAGACGCTCGCTCACTGGGTCATCGATTTCGGAAAGTGTGAGAAGTGGTACTCGATCCACATTG